TTGACCAGGACCTCTTACATAGTCAATTTCATTTTGATTAGTTGAGAATACTGTAAGTGTTGGAATACACGTTACTGGAGGTAAGGGTTCTGGATTAAAAGGTGCTATACACTCATTAATACTATTAGGAACTACAATACTTAGAGTTGCTGTTGCTCCTGCTAAATCATCTTGGAACCTCTCATAGAATGGAGTATAGTTTAAATCCATAGATACTTCCGGTTTATCCTTATAGTAGTAATAGAGTCTTGCAACAACATCATCGATATATTGTATACAGTCACTCTGAATGTTTAAGAAGTTTTGATACTCATGTGCCTCTTCCTCTCTAGCCATATCCATAACAATCATGTTAAAGTTATAGGTAATCTGTTGTTGAGTCCTTACGTGTTGTGTAGGGTTTAAGAAGAGGTACGGATAGTCTGCACCATCTGGTTCTCCTTCAGTACCTGTTGATCTGGTCTTAAGATCGGATACTTGTCCATAACCGAAGTCTACCAACATCTTGTGGTCCTCTACAATCTCTTGTATTCTGTTAACGACGTCTTTGTAATTCATATTGCTTTTGTTGTTTTAATTTGTTGAAGTTCTCTGCTATTGTCTTCTGTTTTTGATAAGCCATAAAGTTTAGTGTTGCTAGTACTGGTTGGTCTGTAACCTTATCTATATTTAATAGGTTGTCTCCAGCTAATCCTATAATGATTGAGTACCATCCATTGATTACTTGATCAGGATCTACTGGACCCTCAATACTATCTTCATCTGTTATTATATTCTCATCTTCATCTAAGTCTAATCCAAATAACTCAGAGTACTGTTTGTATATCCAAGTTCTCCATGTTATAAAGGACTCTATAATATAACTTGCTTCATCTGCCATTAGTTCTCCTTTGTGTAATTGAAGTATCTTTAGGATCTCCTTAGCGTGTACTCCAACTCCTTTAGTTATCCATACATCTAAGTCTACCCATTCTCCAAATGTCAAAGTACTTGGGTTTATCCAAGCAGCTTCCTTACGTTCTTCCAATTTAGCAAAGATAATACCCATACACATTTGTAGTTGGCTATCACTCATAGTAACTAAGTCTTTAGGGTGCAACCCCATAAGCTTACTAATTACAGGAATCCACGTAGATGTTTGGTTTAAATCTTTCTTAAGTATCTGAGTCCACTGATCAATTGTAAGTCTCTCTGGGAATCCATACTCTACGTCATCTATATTAAGTTTGAACATCTTACTATTAAATATATTAGTTTGTTATTATGAAATACTAGTAGCGACCAGATCTTCCAGTCACTGCGTAGTTTCCATAGTTCTTATTTTGTTTACGATTGTAGTTTGCAAGTGCTAGTGAGATTACTGTATCATCATGCTGTCCACTTGGATGTCCGTATCGTATGCTCCGTGACTTAGGGTTGTACTCGTAAGTAAATACTGATAGTTCATGTTGGAGTGCCGGAAAGAGTTCCTTAGAGGGTATCTTTATTCTTTGATCATTTACATCTAATATAAGACCTTCGATGATTTCATTCTTACTTTTAGCAGTAGTAACGAATGGATGAGTGTCTTGCCATTGATTCTTTATTTGTTCAAAGATTACATCACCTATTGAGTTAACCTCTACTAGGGTTGTTGCGTTCCATTTCTTTATATGTTTAACCAATTCATTAGTTATTTGAGCCCAAGTCTTTTTATTGTCTCTATAGATATCTACTACTACTCCTGTTGAATCTATAAAGGTTGCTACTGTATAGTCTTCTTGTTTTGCTAAATCTATTCCGCAATATACTTTACCTTGTGGTCTTGGGTATTGATGCAATTCTATCTTATCTAGGTTACTGAATACTTCTCCTCCACTATCTATAAACTCTGCTAGATATTCTTGTTTGAATACATTTTCTGGTAGGGTCTTTCTTGCATCTTCTATTTCTTCTGAACTTATATAAGGTGTTTGATAACTTGATCCTGTATAACTCTTATATCTTGTGTTGTCTGGACTCTTTCCTAATTGGAATAACTCATAGAAGTAGTTCTTTCCTTTTGGTGTTGAGATGAATAGTATCTTTTTACCTCTTACTGCGAATACTGGTCTGATTGCTTCTCTCCATGCATCTTCTTTCATAAAGGCACTTTCATCTAATATACCATAGTCCATTGTCATACCACGAATGTTGTCATATCTTTCTGCGGATCTGAATACTATTTCACTACCATTTTGAAGGGTGATTGTATTGTCTGAAAAGTTGTTTGTCTTTACAATACCAGAGGTCGCTATAGCAGCGTAGAGTTCCTTATGTACTTTAGATGCTTGACTATAAACTGGGGATACCCACAGTACCTTACAGGGACCCTCATTGATCATCCAATATAGGGCAAGATTCATACCCATCATAGACTTTCCCCATTGTCTACCTATTGTAGCAATATGAAACTTCTCTTCTCCGTGTATTATAGAGTCTATTACTTCTCTTTGTGATTGATGTGGTGTGAAACCTGTAAATGTCATCTATTCTTCTATTCTATCTTGATCATTATTAATATCTGGTCCGAAACTAAACTTAACATTCTTAAATAAGTCTTCACCATCATTACCTACTACTTCTTGTCTTGCTAGTTTAGGTATAATGTATTCTGAAAGTCTTAACATTAGATCCATTGCTTTTGCTGGGTCTTCATGTGAAACTTGTAGTAACCATCTATTCATATTATCTAGATTATCTTCTGTTAACTTTTGGTAAGCTTCTCTTATCTCTTTAGTAGCTTTGTTCTTTGATCCTTTCTTTCTTCCGTTAGGGTTTCCTGATTGTCCTGGTTGAAACATAATTATTTGTTGTTTTTAGATAGCAATATATCTTTCGAAATAATGCTTGATTAAGTTAGTTACTGTTCTCATACATCTTCCACAACCGTTTGGTTTCTTCTTGTCTCCTGTTAATCTATTATAAATGTTATAGATTTCTTGCTTATCTTCTTTAGAGATTTTAGTAGAAACATACATGAAGTTCTTACGTTCTAATAACCAATTGTAATCTTTTGGGTTCATCATGATCTGTTGAGTTGTGAGTTTATAAGTTCTGCTAATACACCAGTAACTATACTGTTAAATATAAACCATGGTCCGGTTGTAACTATGAACGGTATCAAGCTAATCCAAAATGCAAAACATAGTGGACAGTTGAATGGTTTAACATCTATCTTTAGCTTTTCTAGTAATGTTTGGTATATTGGTACTTCCATTAATACTGCTACCATACAAGCTATACCTATTATTAAATTATAGTTCATCTTCTATTCCTCTATTTTTTAATTCTTGTTTAATATATTTTTTAGCATCTTCTACTGCTCTACTAATTGTTGTTCTTGGAATTCCTACTTCTCTACTTATCTTACTGAAGTTTTGGTCCTTCGCATACATTTGAAAGAGTACTGCTTGAAAGTAACGTTCTTTAGAATCAGCTATCATCTCCTCTAGGATAACCTCGATAGTGTCTATTAAAATATCTTGCTCAAGGTTATAATCTATATCAGAANATTCTAACTGTGTAGTAGAGGGAAGGGTATGCATTCTTCCTTTTTGACGGATATCTTTATGATATTGACTAGTTGATGAATGAAAACTACGATGCATGATACCACTTATGAATTGCATTGCTCTATTAGCATCTATTAGTTCTTCAGCTCGTTCATGTATCATAAACTTTTCAATACAATAGTGTCCAACCTCTTCCCATTCAACATGGGATCTACAGATCTTCTTTGACATCAACATTATATCTTCGTACTTATCAGTTATAAATTTATTAATCATCTAGTCTAAACTCACTATTTTTTAGCATATCTGAATACAGTAAACACCTTTCGTAGTCTTCAATATCTACAGCATCATTTAAATCTGCTTTAAGCATTATCCTAACAGTTAATATAGTATCGTCTCTTCTCTCTCTAATTATAGATAGGGCTTCCATATATTCATAGTANACCATCTTCTGTAGGTATATCCTATCTTCTTGATCTAATTCTAAGTAATTTATATCTTCAGTCATTATCCAACGAGGAAATTCTTATATTCTAGGTTTGTTGCTGTTCTTCTACTGTTATCGTATTCTATTAAGGTATCACTTTGACTTATCAATTCGTTCTTACCGTGCCATTGACCTAATAAGTAACACCATATCTGAATACTTCTAAAATCTTTTAGTTCATACATATCTGCTCCAACAGATGGAGTACCCATTTTAGATACTCCTTGTCTTGTAGGTTTTAATGTACTAAACTTTAAACAATAGTTATTCTTATCTAGTTGTGCAAACTTAAATATCTTATGTAACTTTTCTGTTTTAGGTCCAAATAAGTTAGGATTACTGGCTGATGCTGGAAATACTATCTTTCTAAAGTCTCCAGCATTAATATTATACCATTGGTTATATCCGTATTTATTTGCTATCATGTGCATTAAGCTGGTGATCATCTTCTCACCGTCATTAAAGTCACTAGCGTCTATTTGATTGGGTATGCATATCTTCATATCTTATATATTTAAATTACTTGATTCATAAATTGATGTAATGCTATATCCGTTATTTCATCTTTCACTTCTGGCTGGGGAGGAGAAGATCGCTTTTCTTCTTCTTCCCTAAGAATAATCTTATTATTATTCTTAGGATTCTTATAGGAAACATCTCTTGTTACTAATTGTGACATCTCTTGTTCCTTTCTATCATTATTGTTACATCTCTTGTTACTATCTATTAAGTTACTAATAGCTAATTCATCTGCCTTCCACGACCAAGCTCTCTTTACTTTAGGGCCTCTCTTAATAAGACCCTGTTTTTCTAAAGATTCAAATTTATTCTTAGCAGTATTTTTATGCATATTGAATTTAATTGCAATTGATTCATAGCTTTCAAAAAACCTTTCATTACGTCTTTGCCAACTCATTATCCTTGCAAGTATATTAGTTTCATAGATATCAAGACCCATTATCCAGTACTTATCTGGTATCATTATAAAGTTTCCTTTTATCTTTGTCATTA